CATGAGCAAAACCCCTGAGATCGAGGACGTACACTACACCTCCTCTGGTGACACCCACTATTTCGCGGCAATCACGTTCGTGGACCCAGCAGAGATGGTTGCCGCTCAGATCGGTGGGGTGGACGCGCTGGAGGACAAGTTCCGCAGACTGGAGCTTCAGTGCCTGCTGCACGCCCACAGGAAGCTCCCTGGGATCGCCGCATTTTCGGTGACGTTCGAGAGGGACCGCAAGCCCACTGACTCACAGCTGGACCAATTAACGGTTGACATGACGTACATCAGAACCAGCCAGTTCTACGACAAGGGAGACAAATGTGGCAAGTATAAGCGAAGGACAGGCGCACCTGTTCGAGACTGACAAGTACGACCTCCGCACGGACGCCAAGCACGTCATATCCAGGCGGCTGGCCAAGGGGAACAAGACAGATGAGTTCTCAAGGGTCAAGAAGGAGATTCGTGCCCAGCTGAAGGACCTGTACGGTGAGGCCCCAGATAAGGACAGCATCTTCTATGGGGCAGCCCGGCAGTTCTCGGAAGCGTACCCAGACGACGGTGAAGCCCCGGACGTGGAGGAGATCGCCAAGAGGAAGCCCGTGCCACCCCGGTCGATGGACGAGATCGACGTTTCCTCGATGGATCTGGACAATGTGGACGTGGTGGCGGACGCCAGCTGGGTGTACAGTCACTTGTACGCCAAGGACGTTGACAAAGGGTCGGCACCCAGCCCAGGGGCGTGGGGGCTGTTGCAGTGGGCCAAAACCCACGAGAAGGAGTTCTTTAGCGGGGTATTCCTCAAGGTGGTCAAGCCCGTGGAGGTAGAAGACGACATTGCGGTTAAGGCGGAACTAAAGTCTGCTGACCAGCGTCTAAGGGTTGTGACGAAGATGTTGGCCGAATCTCGGTCAGAGGTACTAGACCTATTAAACCAGGAGGTGGATGATGGCGAAGCAACAGATGACGGTGTGGACGCCCGAGGGCCTGATGACACTGACGCAGGCGTCGAAGAGGTCGGGGCTCCCGGAGCACGTGATCGAGAACCGGGTGAACGCGGGGTGGAAGGACACCCAGATCCTAGCGCCTAGAGGGTGCCTTCACCCGGAGGACGCTCCGTGCCAGTGAGGTACCCAGTTGAGAAGAACTTCCACGCCAACCTGTGGCTAAGGCAGAAGCTGATACGGGAGGCTGCCGGTGACGTGCAGCTCCAGCAGGACCTCATGGACGTCTGCCGTGAGGACATCCACTTCTTCTTTCATCACTTCGTGACTCTGTACGAGCCCCGTAACGAGATGAAGGAGCTGCCATTCATCGTGTGGCCTCACCAAGTCGAGGTCATCGACGCCATGCAGCAGGCAATTCGAGAGGGAGAAGACTTCGGCCTGGAGAAATCCCGTGGCGAGGGTGCGTCGTGGATGAGCATCCTGGTGTTCTTTCACTCATGGCTGTTCTCTGAGGATCAGGTGAAGTTCACCATCGTGACCAGGAACGAGGAGACCGTTGACGCCAGGGACGACATGGACGCACTGATGCCCAAGCTGGACTTCGTGCTAGACCGACTCCCTGGGTGGATGGCACCTCCGTTCACGCGGTCCCACTCTAAGCACTCTCTGCTTAACCACAACACCAAGAGCACGATCATCGGGTACTCCACAACCGGGGACGTGGCGTCTGGTGGTCGCGCCACCGCCATGCTCCTGGACGAACTATCTAAATTCCCCCGCGGCCAGGACTACGAGGCGATGGCGAGCACGCAGCACGTCACCAACAGCAGGTTCCTGGTGAGCACGTACAAGGGAAACAGCGGTGCGTTCTTCGAGGCAATGAACGGAGACAGCTCCATGATCCGTAAAACGCTCACGTGGGAAGACAACCCCACCCGCAACAGGGGCCTGTACACCGTGGAGGGCGGGCAGCTGGTGGAGAACGACTCCAGCAACCCCCTACCGGACGGTTACAGAGAGAAGGCCAAGGACCTGCTCCCCAGGCTGGCCAACCGGGGGTACCAGATCGGTGACAAGATCAGGAGCCCGTGGTACGACAAGCAGTGCCTGAGGGTGGGTGCCACCCCCTCTAACATCGCTGAGGAGCTTGACAGGGACCCCACGAGGGCCGGATCGAGCTATTTCGACCCAGAGATGATGGATCGGCTGCTGAAGGACTGTGTTAACCCCATGCACGAGGGAGACTTCATATACTCCCAAACAGACGGCCAAACCACCCCATCACGGTTCAAACAGCGAAAAGGAGGCGCTTTCCGCCTGTGGGGGCCCATTTTGACCAGCGGGGCGCTGGACCCGGACACCGACTATGTTATAGGGGTGGACATCGCGGCGGGCGGAGGTGGGGTGCAGGCCTCCAACAGCGCCCTGTGCGTGGCGTCCATCAAGACCCGGCAGAAGGTGGCGGCGTTCGCCAGCCCGGCCATGATGCCTCATGAGTTCGCCCGGCTGTGCTACTACATCGGGCACTGGCTCAGGGGGCACAGCGGGCCCGCGCTGATCATACATGAGTCCAACGGTCCCACGGGTGCCCAGTTCGGGCGCGCCATACTGGAGCTGGGGTACCCCAACCTGTACCGCCGGAAGGACGAGACCAAGATGTACGGCAAGACCCAGGGGAAGGTGGGCCTCCACAACCAGGGGGAGACCAGGGGTCTGCTGTACGGGGGTTATGGAGACGCTCTGTCACGGGGGGACTTCGTGAACCTGGACCGGCAGTGCCTGGGAGAGCTGAAGTTCTACCAGCACGCACCGGGAGGGGGTATCGTGCATGTGTCTGAGGCCAACACCAAGGACCCCAGCGGTGCCAGCCACAACCACGGTGACCGCGCGACCGCGGCAGCCCTTGCCAACTGGGGACTTAAGTCGTATCCCGAGAACAAGAAAAAAGTTAAAGTAACTACCAACGTTCCCATGGGTAGCTTCCTGTGGAGGAGGGACGAGGCCAAGAACTCCAAAAAGGAGAAAACTTACTGGTAATAGGCGGATTACCGCTAAAAGGTACTTGTGGTGGAGACCGAATTCTGCTAGAATGAGCAATCTGACGTCAGAACCTTCTCTAACCTCAAGGGCAATGCTATGTACGACAAATCAGGTGGAAACGTAGATTCTAAGATGAAGTCCTTCGCCCGCGGCGTGTCCGCGTCTCAAGGCGGAACACACGGAGCGAAAGAAACGCTCGACAAGAATCGTGGTAGCGACAAGGGCGGTTCTAACGCCCCCAACAAGAAGAACGGCTGATTCGTTCTTTTATTGTCGGACGCTACGGGGTCCGTTGACCCCATTTCTCTACCCTTTTCTATGGGCGCTTGAGCATGGCTGATCTGTCAGAAAAGAAACTGGCACGTCTTCGGAAGGCGATGACGTTCTCTAGTAAGAAGCTCCAGCCATTTCGTAGGGCACGGTTCGATGCTTACAAGCAGTTTGTAGGCGCGAACTACTCAGACGATGGGTCCGCGCAGAAGATGCCTGTCAACATGCTGGAGTTAGCTACCAGCATCTACCTAAGACAGCTGGCATCTGCTAACCCTCGTGTCAACCTGACGACGCGGGACAAGGCGCTGCGCCCCACAGCCATGAAGCTCGAAACCGCCCTCAATCACCTTATCGAGGAGGTGAACCTCGGTGACAGCCTACAGCGTGTCGTTCAAGATGCGCTGTTTTCGGTTGGCATTATGAAGGTGGGATTGGAGGTGAGGGACGTAGAGGGTGAGCTGGGGATCACTCACGATGCAGGACAACCTTTTGCCGATCCTGTCAGCCTGGACGATTGGGTCCACGACATGACGGCCACTCAGTGGAACCACATCACTTTTTGTGGCAACCGTTACCGGGTACCCACTGAATGGCTCAAAGAGCAAGAGGACCTCGGGGTAAGCCCCGACAAGATTAAGCCCACCGACAAGACGTCGGCGGCTGCCGATGGCGGGAGCGACGGCAAGGGAACGGACTCTATTTCTCTAGGGAGCAACGCCAGCGTCGATGAGTTCGAGGAACACACCGACCTGTGGGACATCTGGCTCCCCCGCGACAACGTGATCGTTACCTTACTGAAGGACAGTGAGGGACCCCCGGTGTTTGTCAAGGAGTGGAACGGACCCGAGCGCGGACCATTCCACTTGTTCGGGTTCACAAACGTGCCCGGCAACACCATGCCGCTGTCGCCTGTGTCCGCGTGGATGGACCTTAACGATCTGGCCAACCGCCTGTGGCGTAAGCTGGGCCGTCAGTCAGAGCGACAGAAGACAGTTCTGGGCGTGCAGGGCCACGCGCAGGCGGACGGACAGAGAATCATTGAGGCCTCCGACGGAGAGGCCATCTCAACCGAGAACCCTGACGGGGTTCGTGAATACCGTTTTGGAGGGCCCGACAACAATGTACACGGATTTAGCCTCAACGTGCTTGATCGTCTCGGTTATCACATGGGCGGTCTCGATGTCCTTGGTGGGCTGGCTCCGGCCTCAGGGACGGTGGGGCAAGATAAAATGCTCAAAGAATCGTCCTCTACACGAATGCAGTCCATGCAAGAGCAAGTAACTCGGTTCGCCGAGAAGGTGGTGCAGGACATCGCTTTGTACCTGTACGAAGACCCGTTGATAGAGCTGCCGCTGAGCAAGTACATCCCAGAGGCAGACTTCACGTACGACTTTACGTGGACGCCAGAGCAGCGAGAGGGAGACTTCCTCAACTACAACATAAAGATCGACCCCTTTAGTATGAAGGCGCAGTCCCCCTCCGAGAAGTTACAGCAGGTTCAAGACCTCCTGTTGAACGTGGTGTTGCCAGGGCAGCAGATGTTTTCGGAGCAGGGCGGAAGGATCGACCTTAAAGAGTACATCAAGATGGTGGCGAAGTACTCAAACCTGCCGGAGATCGAGTCCATTGTGGTGTTCGATGACGCGGAAGTGGAGACATCGCCGGGGACGCCTACTAGCGAACCGAACGGAGGAACGTACGAGCACGTGTCCACTGGCAGTGGGCAGACACCCGGAGGCCAGCGGGCGGCGTCCGCGGACCTCATGAGCAACACGCAGCCCCCGTCACAGCCTAACACTCAGCCCCAGCAATGACCAAGGGAGACTACCGTGGCCAAGTACCTGTACCGAGACGACGAAGAGAATCTGGTGGAGCTTGAGCGGACCCTGGACGAGATCCTGGATAACCCGTTCTACGCATCAGTGGACGGCAAGGACCTACAGAGAGACGTCACGGCGGAGTTGGACAGGGACGGAAAGTCAGCGGGCATCAGCCAGCCCCGCAAGGGAATCCCCAAGTGGCCGATCTACTCGGACGCCGCGGGGATCAACCCCGAACAAGCTAAGCAGGCCCACGACCACTTGGCGATGCACGGGGTGAAGACAGACTACACGAGCACCGGAGAAGCGATCTTCCGCTCACGAGGACACCGTAAGGCGCACCTAAAGGCCATGGGTCTGGTGGACCGAAACGGCGGATACGGAGACTGACCAAGAGACTAACTCGACCAAAGGACCAACACAATGTCTGAAGAACAACTCAATGATGAAATTCAGGACGAAGGCGTAGAAGAGCCCGGTCTGTTTGATTACACAGACGAGTCCGAAAGTACTACCGACGCTGGTGAGCAGTACCGCGGAGACGACTCCCCATCAGACGACTACGACGGACCATTTAGCTCGGACCTCAGGGACCTAGCTAAGAGCTACGACATGTCGGACGACGACCTGGGGCAGTTTGAAACCCCGGACCAGCTTCGTGCGGCTATGACCTTGATGGACAAGGCGTACACCGCCCGCAGCGCGTCGAGCGACGACGGTGAACAACCGGAGCAAAGGGCCCCTAAAGGGCGGCCGAAGAAGAAGCTGTTTGAGCAGTCGGACCTGGGGATCGACGAGAACGCATTTGAGCCAGAAGCTGTTGCTCTGTTTCAGAAGCTGCAAGACAGAGACAACGCTAGGGTCGATCAGCTGAACCAGATGGCTGAAGACCTTGAGTACATGAAGAGCGCCCACAACGACCACGCTGACCGACAGATGGCGGACCAGTCGATGCGGTTCCAGAATGACATGGACAACTTCTTCAAGGGCCTCGACGGTTTCGAGGATGTGTTCGGTACCGAGAGCATAGATCAGGTTTCAGAGGGAAGCCCCAAGTATCAAAACAGGATGGAGCTGGTTCGAGAGATGGACGCACTGTCTGTGGCCGACCAGCACATGGGCCGGGAGTTCTCGGTGGCCGAGATCCAGGAAAGGGCCCTGAGGCTTCTGCACGGCGACCGCATGCAAGAGGGCGCGCGGGCGGAGATCCGCAGTCAGGTGAACAAGCGACGAGGGACAGCCAGACCCACGAACCGAAAAGGCGACGGTCTGTCGGGCGAGGAAAGAGCACGCAAGAAGTTGAACGAGAAGTACCGAGAATTGGGATTTGACCTCACGCCAGTAAGAGACTCCAGCGACTTCTAGGTAGGTGCGGTGGTCACAACCATCAAGTGCGATGCGTGCGGCGATGTGAAGCCACGGGTCCCATTTGACGGGGACGACATGATAGATGAAGTAAATTTGTTCTGTAGCGCGGCGTGCGCCAAGAACTACAGGCGAGCGTCCTTTGGGATGCCGCATAAAGACACCGGGCTAAAAAGATGCGCTCAGTGTAATACGGTTAAAAGATGGTCGGCGTTCAGGAAGCTAGAACCAGAGTGCCGACAGTGCCGGGCGAAACGAGAGACACAGTCCTCATAGTGCCCAAGAGTTTCCGCTCTCCCTCGGCTTCGTGGGGGATCGAGTTCTGACGAGACAACGTCCGTCAGGTAGAAGCAATACAAAACCTAAAGCCTATACGAAAAGGAACGTATCATGGCACAACTTTCCGCAAAAGACATCGGCGATCTGGTTTCGACCACGCTAGATGAACTGGGTCGGCTGCGCTTCTCGCAGATCGCTCAGACGTTACAAGATTACGAAGTGTTCTCCCACTGGTTCAAGAGAGACAAGGTGGCTTTCGATTCGGGGATCGGGATTAAGAGAACCCTCATGACGAAGCTCGGTTCGGGCGAAGCCGCTCACGTTGGCCTCACCGACACGGACAACGTCAACATTCAGGACGTCCTTGAGACGTTGGAGATTCCGTGGCGGCACGCTCAGACGAAGTGGGCGTTCATCTACCAGGAAACCCTCATGAATCGCGGCGAAGCCCTGATTCTCAACGTCGTAAAGCCCCGTCGCGCCAGCGCCATGATCAATCTGGTCGAGGAATTGGAAGACAAGGCATGGGCGTCCCCCTCGACAACCAACACCACCGAGCCTTACGGGATTCCGTACTGGGTCGTGGCCAATGGAACCACTGGTTTCAACGGCACGGTGCCTGGAAGTCACACCACGGTTGGTGGAATCAACCCGACGACAACGCCGAACTGGAAGAATTACACAGTACGGTACGTCACAGTTGACAAGCCTGACCTCGTAAAGAAGTTGCGTACTGCCCACCGCAAGACCGGCTTCAAGAGTCCTATCAACATCGAAGAGTACCGCACCACGAAGGGTCAGCGTTACCGCCTGTACACCAATGAAGCCACCTTGGTTGCGTTGGAAGACATTGGCGAAGCGCAGAATGACAACTTGGGTCGGGACCTCGCGAGCATGGACGGCACGCTTGTCTTCCGTGGTCACCCGATCATCTGGGTGCCCAAGCTCGACGCCGAGTCTAATGGACCTCTCTATGGTATCGACCATAGCACGTTCTACCCGGTATGCCTCGAAGGCGATTACTTGCGCGAATCGGACGCCAAACCGGCCCCGAATCAGCACAACGTGTATCAGGTGTTTGTCGACTTGACGTACAACTACTTGTGCGTTGACCGTCGTCGCAACTTCCTGGCAACGACTGCTTAGTTTTTTAAGTTCCTCAGGGCCCTGTCCATAGGGGCCCTGGGGGGCCTTTTGATTCATACCCCAAAAAAGAATGCGTCCGGGGGCGGGCGCACCCAGCCCAATTGGCGAAACGCAGGGCGGGGGTCCTGTTCACCCCACTGGCTGACGTCGGCCAGAAACAAGAACCCATGGGGGCATGGGCTCATTTTTCTGTTTAAGGATGTAGTGTTATGACGAATGTAACGCAGTACAAAGACCCCACGGACACCACCCGTGGTCCGAGTCCGGTCATTTGGGCAGACTGCCCTTGGTCGGAAATTTTTAATCAGGTCGGTCAAGGACAGGGCGGCTACCAGTTCTTTGATGACTTCCTTCACGGGGGCATCACGCCGACCATCACGACCGCGATTGACTTGACTGGCGGATCTGGCTACAGTGCCTTCGGTTCGGCTGGTGCCACGATGACGTACGACGACGTTGCTGGTGGAGCGATTGTTCTCACCGAAGCGACGGCTGACGAGTCCCTGACGTTGTACACCGAAAACCACCCGTACCGCATCTCTCAGGACGCGGGCAAGCTGTGGTTTGAAGCTCGTATCAAGTGCTCGGGAATCGTGACGAACGCCAACTCGTTCTTCGTGGGTCTCATGGACACGACCACGCCAACCGATGCGGTTCCGCTGACCGCTACTGGCGCTCTCGCCGACATGAACCTCGTTGGTTTCCACGCTCCTGAAGCGAACACCTCCGCGTTCGACGCCAGCTACAAAGCTGACGGCGTGACGGCAGTCGAAGTCAACAGTGACATCGGCACGCTGGTTGCTGACACGTATGTCAAGCTCGGCATGGTGTACGACCCGACCCCCAGCACCACGGGCACAAAAGCCCAGTTGGTGTTCTATGTTGACGGTGCAAAGCAAGCGTCTGTTGCGACGATTCCTGACGCCACCGGCACGGACTTCCCCGCTGACATCGGCTTAGGCCTCGGAATCGCCCTGGCGGTTGGTGCTGGCGCAGAGACCGACACACTCACCATGGACTGGTGGAGAGTGGCTCAGTTGGTAGATCCCGCAGTGACGTAATTTGTTAGTCTCCCTCTTGGTCGAAGATCGTTCCGGGCCCAGGCATCGTCTGGTGCTCGGGCGGTCTTTTTCCGAGGGGCTTTTTTCCTGACCAGGAGAATGACATGAAGATTGATGTACCGATGG